TCAAATTAAAAGACATAGAGGTTACTCAAAAGATCCAAGCAGACTGCCAGAATCTGACAATGTACAAGAATCACTGACACTAGACTATTCACGTTATATGCGTTCACATGGTAAAAAGCCACGCCCTGGTTCAGGGGTGTGGATGTTTACAACAAAAGACATGGGTGAACCAGACGAAAAAGAGATTTTCCAATTCCAAGGCAACTTGGCTGACGCAAAACGTGCAGCGGCCAAATGGGCAAAAAGCCAAGGTGCATATCGTTTTTACGTAATGGAAAAAACCGTTACTGAAGATGACTGCCAGTGTGCAAATGGAGAAACAACACGAGATCAACTGCTAGATATGTTAGAAAATGCTATGATCAGTATTGAGCAGGATCTAGAAAGCGGCAAGCTAATGGATGCACACCAGCTAGCATTGGGTGAGCAATATTTGGTATATGAAGCACTGTATAACAAAATTAGCAGTGGCGCTGATTTAGGCGAAAGTGCAAATCAAAAACTAGACGAGATTGATTGGGGTACTGTTGCTAACGTTGGTATGACAGTGGCACCACTGCTACTAGGTCCAGTTGGTATTGGCGGCGCACTTGCGGGAATGGCTGGCCGTGCAGCACTTGGCGCACTAGCACGTCGCGGCGGTATGGCGCTTGCAAAGCGTGGACTACAAAAGGTAGCACCAAACCTAATGCAGCGTTTGGGACAGACAAAAGCTGGTCGTGCTGCAACTACAGCAGGCGGACAAGCCGCAGTAGGTGTATTAAATCCAGCAGCGGATGGTCCAGATGTAGATCGTCCAGATTCAAACGCTGCCGCAGGGCAGGATTTACTGGGCCTAGCGGCGAAGTCAGGTTTAAGTTCAACAGACTTGGAACTTGTAAAAAAAGCAGTAGCAGCTCGCAAGTAAAGATAAATTTTAAAAGATACATCAGGGGGGCCTATTGGTCCCCCTTTTTATTAGGATTACTAAATATCCGAAAGAAGGGGTATTAAAGTATGTCCTATTGCAAAAATTGTGGCCATCCAAGTCACTGTGGAATTCCATTATACAGTGAAAATCATTTTAGTTTAAAAGACGAAATCCAGCAAGGTATAAAACTATGCGACAGTTGTAGCTGTGAAGAATGTTGTAAGCATAAATGTTCTAAATGTAAAGAAAATAAAGTGTGCAGTCAATTTGATTACAGAGACTACTGGGGCAAGTTGCGAGGTCAGATGTGGATTTGCAAGGATTGCCAAGATGACATTAGCCAGCACTGAAGACGATGTATGGAAAAACATAGATCCAGATGATATCTGGATTCTTGACAAACTTATACTTAGTCGTAAATTAGGATACAACTGTGGACCAATTGGATTAGATGTTCCGTACTCAGGGTATTACATTGTACGTCCATGCGTTAATATGCTAGGGCTAGGGTTAGGCGCAAAGAAAATGTGGCTTGAAAAAGACACTTGCGATTTGCCCTACGGTTACTTTTGGTGCGAGTGGTTTACAGGATTTCATCACAGTGTAGATTATTACAACGGCACACAGATACTGTGTGTTCAAGGTAATAAACCCGAAGACACATTCATAAAATGGAGTGAATGGATAAGATCTGATAAAAGATTTAAGTTTCCAACCTTTTTAAATAGTTTAATTGAACGGCACCCATGGATTAATTGTGAGTTTATTGGTGACAAATTAATTGAAGTACACTTTAGGCGCAATGAAGATTTTGATGGCAATACAAATCATTTTATTCCGGTCTGGGAAGGACAAGATACTACTCCGCCCCCAGGATACAAGTATCGAGAATACCCAGACGTACACGGCAGAATCGGCGCATTTGTCAACAAATAGATAAAATAGCATAAATAGTGGTAAGGAGATCTTTACAATGAGTGATATGAGAAAATGGATTGATGCTGTCAATGAAAAGAAGGATGATCCATGCTGGGACGGTTATCGTCAGCTGGGTATGAAGAAAAAAGGCGGCAAAAAAGTCCCAAACTGTATTCCTGAAGATGTTGAAGAGTTTACACTAGAAGAAGCTGAGGAAATCTTTGGCGATCTAGATGAGACACTAACTGAAGCAGAATATCAGGGACGCACTGTTAAACTAAACAAGCCTATGCAGGGCGATGTAAAGAAATTCAAAGTATACGTAAAGAATGAAAAGGGCAACGTAGTTAAAGTTAACTTCGGTGATCCTGACATGCGTATTAAAAAATCAAATCCAGCACGCCGCAAGAGTTTCCGTGCGAGACACAACTGTGACAATCCTGGACCAAAGACCAAAGCACGTTACTGGAGTTGCAGGGCCTGGTAATATGAAAATTAGTGAAATTACTTCTTGCTGTGACGATTGTGTCAATGAAGCCGTTGGATTAATGTTTAAAGGTTATCCATGTACAAAAGACTGTGGCGGTCACAAGGCAGGCTTCCGCTATGCGGCACTTAAAATGCCCAATAGAACACAAGCTGACTGGCAAAGAATAATGAGCGGAATAGGAACAGCGCACAATAGCTTCTGGGAAGGCGCTAAATCTTTCCTAGAAGGAAGATAACAAAGGAATAATATTATGGCAAAAATATCAGGCGGAGCAGCAACAAAGCGTAAAGCTGCACTACACAAAGGCACGAGCCAGGGTAACACAAACAGCTCACTAAAATTTAGTTCAATGAATAAGAGCAAAAAGCGTAGCTTCAAAGCATATAGAGGGCAGGGCCGTTAGGCATTCATTATGATCATTAATATTATAGGTTTGCCTAGAACTGGAACCACTGTATTGTATCAGTCAGTTTTTTCCGGAATAAACAAATGTGATATGTTAGTTAAGCGAGATACATTTTTAGATAGATGGGATGAACCTTGGATATTTAGTAAACAGGATAGAGGTAATCCTGAATTTATTAAAAATTTGTCATTGAAAATAGATGAAGCAATAGAGTTGGGCACAACTGGCCATTTGGTAATCAAAACACACTATGGACACTTGTCTGATCTCAAAAAATATGTTCCAGAGTCGTATGAAAAGCTATTATCTGTAGAAACGTACAACATAAAGATATTTAGAGCCAACATATTTGATTCAACGTTGAGTAATATGATACTTACAAAAGCAAATATAGAAGGACCTGAAAAATTCTTAACCGTTCTAAATTCAGCAATACCAGACATGTCAGAGGAACAGGTCATAGAATCTATCAAATCTATATCTTATGAAATCGACGAGGCGGAGTTTTTAAAGTTTTTTGACGGTTATATCTTTTCCCATTGTGAGATGTTGAGAAATCATTTAAATTTATCTGTAGATGATTATGTTCTATATGAAAATCTTCCTAAAACAATCAAGGGCATCTGGGAAAGTTTAAAGCTATCATTAGATGACAGATTTAAATTTGATATAAATGATAGTTTTGATGTGGTAACAAAAAAATCTTTCTACAGTAAAAAAGATCTGATCAAAAATTATGACAATTTACACGCCGCCGTCTCAAAATATAATGGTGAGTATAGTTCAATGACATTGACTGATGGATTCTGGACTACTAAAGTTGTTGACTTTTGATACACATCATTGTATAGTATTAGAAGTTAGTATACTGACTACAGATTGTACCGGAGATCATATATGACACAATTTTCAGATTCTGATATTAATAAGCTAAAACGACTGGTTACTGAAGGTATCCAAGTTAAAGAAGAAGTTAAAACACTAAACGAAGGACTGCGCGATACTGTCAAGTCTATCGCAGAAGAGCTTGGCATTAGTCCAAAAGTTCTTAATAAAGCTATCGCTATTGCACATAAAGCAGAATTCGACAAGAATCGTGAAGAATTCGAAGAGCTTGAAAGTATCCTTGCGTCAGTGGGCCGTAATCATTAAATGATATTAAATCCTATTTTTTCAATAGACAACTATCACCAAGAAAAATTTGGCTGCAAGCATCCTAAAATTCAAAGAGGATGGGGCCAGATCTATGATGTTATCTTTAACGAGTTAGGTGATAAGATTGATGTTATTACTGAAATAGGTATAGGCAATGCATCATGCCAACTAGCGTGGGCAAGAACATTTCCAGGTAAAAAAATTGTTGGTATTGATATTGCAAGTCCAAGCATACAGCTATGCGATGAAAACGACAGTTATACAAAGCAATTTACAAATGCTATGAACGGGGTATATAATTTGCACAGATTACCTATGAAAGAGATTTGCAATATTGACCTTTATTATAATAAAAATGCTTATGAAATGGACGTTGCTAATCAATATCTAGAAATTTATGGAAAACAAATTTTTTTCATCAATGATGGTAAACAAGACGGAATAGCACACCACAAATTTAAAGAGTCTTGGAGTCCACTACTACTACCAGGGGGAGTTCTTCTTCAAGAACGTATAGCCCGTAAAGGATACGATGGCATCAGAATAAATCAGATGAGAAAAGCAGTCCAGGGAGAATGGCTAGTGTATGATTGTAGAGAATATGTACAATTTGAAAACCCAAATGCTAATGGATTTTTAGGAATTTGGTCACGCAGCCCTGATTTCTGGATAAATGTTTTAAAAGACTTCAAACGTGTGACGGATCCCGAATCACAAATTGAACCCAAATACCAACTTCCAGATGACGATAACATATTATAATAGACATATCTGTAGTGACGTGTTATATTATAAAAAATAAGGAAAATTTATGAGTTACGTAGACGGCTTTCTTGATAGGGAAGCTGACAAAATTCACATCGTAGAACGTGTAAACGGCAGGCGCGAATATCGCGAATATCCTGCACGTTACACGTTTTATTACCCTGATCCACGCGGTAAGTTTACCAGCATTTTTGGTGACAAGCTAGAGCGTGTAGTATGCAATACTGGCAAGAAGTTTCAAGCTGAAAAGAAAATCCACGGACACAAAAAGTTATTTGAGAGTGATATCAATCCAGTGTTCCGCTGTTTGGCTGACAACTATATGGATGTGGAAGCCCCAGAACTACAACTAGCATTTTTCGACATTGAGGTTGACTTTAACAAGGATTTGGGTTTCGCCAATCCAGAAGATCCTTTCAATGCCGTTACTGCTATTGCAGTACATCTAAGCTGGCTAAAGCGCACAGTATGTTTAACTATCAAGCCCAAAACACTCACCAAAGAAGCAGCACAGGCTATTGTTGATAAGTTTGACGACACAATTCTGTTTGATACTGAGGCCGAACTACTTGAATCGTTTATTTCATTAATTGACGATGCTGACGTACTCAGCGGTTGGAACAGTGAAGGCTTTGATATTCCATACATTGTTAACCGTATTCAGCGTGTACTAAGTAAAAGTCACACACGGCAGCTATGCCTGTGGGATAAGTTTCCAAAGCCAAAAACAGTTACAAAGTTCGGTAAAGAAAGTGGCACATATGAACTTATGGGCCGTGTGCATCTAGACTATCTAGAACTGTATCGCAAGTATACATATCACGAAATGCACAGCTATAGTTTGGATGCCATTGGTGAATATGAACTTGATGAACGTAAAATTGAATACGAAGGTACACTTGATCAGCTATACAACAATGACTATGAAAAGTTTATTGCTTATAATAGACAGGACGTTGATCTGCTTGTAAAGCTGGACAAGAAGCTACAGTTTATTGACCTTGCAAACGTGCTAGCACATTCCAACACAGTGCTACTACAAACAACTATGGGCGCTGTTGCACAAACTGACCAAGCTATTGTTAACGAAGCACATCAGCGTGGGCTTATTGTACCAGATAAAGATCGTAGCGAAAATAACTTTCAGAAAAACTATACACGCAACGTGCAGGCAGCTGGCGCTTATGTTGCTGATCCTATGAAAGGTAAGCATCGTGACTTGGGCAGTGTTGACTTAAACAGTCTGTACCCCAGTATCTTGCGGGCGTGTAATATGAGTACAGAAACCATCGTAGGTCAGGTGCGGCATATCTTTACTGCGCCAGGCATTGACGAGAGTTTCAATAAACACAAGGAAAGCCCAGTAGCACGTTACTGGGAAGGCCGTTTTGCGACAGAAGAATATGAACTCGTCATGAACCGTGACAAGGTAGAGAGATTGCATCTTGACTTTGAGAATGGCGAAAGTTACGAGCTAACAGGTGCTGAGATTTATGAACTAATCTTTAACAGCGGACAGCCCTGGATTATCAGTGCCAATGGTACTATCTTTACCTATGAGAAAAAAGGTATTATTCCTGGACTACTGGAACGCTGGTATGCTGAACGTAAAGACCTACAAAAGAAAGCAAAAAGTTTCAAAGGCGTAGACGATGAGCAGTTTGCATTCTGGGACAAACGACAGCTAGTTAAAAAGATTAACTTGAACAGTTTGTATGGTGCGTTGCTGAATCCTGGCAGTCGTTTTAACGATCCTCGTCTAGGACAAAGTACAACACTAACAGGACGGTGTATTGCACGTCACATGGCAGCAGAACTTAATCGTGTTATTGCTGGCGAGTATGATCATCGTGGCAAAGCTATTGTTTACGGCGATACTGACTCAACATACTTTAGTGCATATCCTATACTAAAGGGGCAAATTGATGCCGGTGAGATCAAGTGGGACAAAGAAACTGTTATTCAGTATTACGATGCAGTCAGTGAG